ATCGTAATATCAAAATCATAAGTATTAACTGCTGTGATTGTCTTCGATCCATTAAAACGGCTACCTGCTCCGCTGATTGTGACAGTTTGATTTACATAAAAGACTTTATCTATAGGCACATCAAAGTAGAGAGTGCCAGTAGTGCCATCGCTGGAATGCGCGATGATTGACTGCTGGTTCTTCCATAGAAAGGGCAAGAGTACGTTATCAGCGGCATCTACCACTTCTTGAAGCGTGGCGTCAGCGTAGAGCGTACCGACACCGAGTGCGGTGCGTAGCTCTGCGATTGTAGTCAATGCCATGCTCTTATCCTTTCTAAAGACTGGCCGGGTAGAAGGGCACTACCCGGCCAGCGACTTAGTTTGGCTTACGCCTTGTTGAAGCGGAAAGCTCCAGCGCTGATCTTCTGAGCCAAGGCGCCGTAGCCGTAATAGCCGACTTCGACCTGACCTGTACCAACCTTGTCAGCGCGAAGCTGAAGGCGTGGTGATTCGTACCATGTAAAGGAATCGCGGTTTACGACCATAATGGTTGCATCGCCGTCTCCTGATTGGGTGTAATCAACATACATGTCGAGTCCGAGCAATGTACCGCGAAGCGATGCTGCGCCGACTGCGCCCATTGCGTTCTGTGGTGAAGCTGCTGCAAAAATTGGACGCTTTGCAGTATCGTTTAGAGCGATGATGTTTGCCCATTGTGTAGGAGAAACGATTACGCCTGTTGCGAACTTAAAAGTGCTTGTATAGATAGAAGCTGCAGCGCGTGAGACGAATGCTGAGAACTCATCGCCATCCCAAGGAAGGGTGACTGTTGTTGCATCTACTGTCGCAAGTGCTGCGATTGTGTCGAACGCATAAGCATTCGTAGCCTTAGAGTATTGATCGGCCATAAGGCTCTGCAATTCAGCGAAGAAGGCAGGTGATGTGCGGTCAAGAACCTCAACATCGAACTGTTGCATTCCTGCGAACTTCTTTACATCAACATCAAGGTATTCGATCTCAACCTGTGTATCTGAGAATGCAACTCCTGCTGCTGTTTCTGCAACTGTAGGTGCAGTCTTTACGCGAGGGATCTGAAATTTCATGCCAGCGTCTGGGAGGCTCCCCGTAGAAATTGCATCTATGGTCGCTCTTGTTGCTGTTGTCTTTCCGTTGATGATCTCTGTGAGCTGACGTGTAGGGACAAGGCCTGCTACGTCTGTTGTGTCTGTATCTGATGCCGCTGCAAGATACTGGCGAGCTGATTCAGATCCGAGTGATGCGCGGATTGACTGCTCTAAGAACGTTGCAGGGTTTGTGTCAATGCGTGGGCGTGTGTACGCCATCGCCTTAATAGTAGGTGCAGAGGCTTCGACTGCCGCAGCTTCTACTGGTGTTGCTTCGACTGTTGTGTCTTCCACGACTGTCTCGCTTTCTGTAGGTAGGGTTTCTTCGACGGCTTCAGCTTCTGCTTCTTCCGCTGCGATCTCTAATACCTGAGCAGACTTAAAGGCTGGCTCGGTTACTAGAGAAACTTCTTTTAGTTTGGCTTGTGACACGACTGTGTGGCCGTCGCGTGATGGCTTAGATGCGATGATCTCTGCACCGATTGAAAGTCCAGACACGAGGCCTTCCTGAGCCATGACTAGGGCGTCAGTACCGGCGCTTGAGCGCGATAACTTAAAGGTGGCATAGATGCCATCTTCTTTAGTCTCGCTGGCTGTCATGCGTCCGATTGGCTTCTTCATGTCATGCTGGCTAAATAGTTTGATGGCTGTTACATCTTCAATCTCAATAGATCCAGCCTCGAAGGTGTAAGCTCCGAGGCTCGTGTTGCCGATCTCGCCTGTACCTAGTGGTACGATTTTACCTGAGATTTCGCGACGATCTTCGCTGCATACGATAGAGGATGCTTCGATGTATAGGGTCTCCATTAGTAACTGCTTCCGTTAGGTGTCATGTCTTCTAATTCCATTGCCTGCTCAATGGTAATAAGTCCAAGGCTAAGCATCTTCTCTAATACGAGTAGTCGCTGCATTGGCTCTACACGTAGGAATGAAGAATCTAAGTCGAACTTCACACAATGTCCAGCCGTAGAAATATCATCCATAGAAAGTCTTTGTTCGATCGCGGAGATGTACGGCTGGAACGCTAGGGCGACGAGCTGCTTACGCTCATCGATGATATTGGCATAAGTCATTGAAGTGTTCATGTCGGCTGAAAGATAATAAGCTGGGATGCCTGCTAAGCGGCTAATCTCGGTTGCAAGATTCTGAATTGCTTCATTATAGAGCATGTCTTTAGGCGAGAAGCCAACAGGCTCGTATTGTAAAGTAGAAGTAAGATATGCGGTCGATCTATTTTGACGGGCAGACTTCCACGCCGCAAGTAATCCCTGTACTTCGGCAGGTGGTAGATCAGCGCCAGAGTTACGGATATAACCTGTAGCCATTGGAGTACCTGCGGCTATTGCGGCGGCTTTCTGGACATCGATAGCGGCTTGAATTGTACGAGCGCCAGTAGTAAGGATGCCTTCATTAAATGATTGAATAGTTACGAGAGATCCAAGGCCTGACATAGGACGAGGAATCCCATCGACTGAATACTGTGTAACGAATTGGCCGTAAGGATCTACCTCAGTAGTTACGCGAGTGTTAGCGACCCACTCAAAGACAGCGCCTCGGCCATCCTCTGCATAGGTTTCAGTAATTTCGAGAAAGGCCTGACCAAAGAAGAGAAGGCTGTCAACGCAGTAACTTAGTGTTACGAATTGTGGTTGATGTTTTGATAATTGATGCACCCATCGAGGGCCTGGCATTTTCTCGCCAGTAGTAATCTTTTTATACTCCAAAGGAATAGTTCCGACTGTACAGAGCAAGTCACGGCATCGCTTTACGGCTGGCACGCTCATAGCGGCCTGACGTGTTACGGCTGGGCTAAAATAGTAATTAGATGCATAGAAGGCATCACCCATAATCTGAGGGTTTGCCTGAGCTTCTATCTGCTTTGACTTACGATCGAATAGACCCATAGGTCGCAATTATACACTACATGTAGGTCATTCCGTGTAGATACGCGCTATCTGTTGTGGTTTAAGTAGCATCGACACTACCATCGCTAAGCCGATCGGTGCTGAGATATCACCAGCGCTCTTACGCTTTACGATTCGCCAGGCTGAGTCATTGACTTTAGCCGCGCAATTGTTCATCTGTTTAATCAGTTCTTCTTGCCCGTTATGCACTACTCGACTATTAACCAGACCATCTAGCAAGTCCGAACACGCCTGATAGAACTGCTGGCCTGATACGTCCTGGATAATCTGCCCTGCATTGGCAAGGCGTTCGGCGATTGATTGCGTCGCGTACTTGTCATAACAGATCATCTTAGGACGATATTGATCGGCCCACGCCTTGATGTCGGCGGCTATTCTGAGGTCATCGACTGAGACTTGACTTTCCCACGTCTGGAGAATCCCGACACCGATTCTTCCGTCACCCATAATCTGACCAGCAACGAGGCTCGCATTGCGGCGAGATGGAGATACATCGAAACCGAAAACCGTATAACCGCCGATCGGAATCTGGAGCGTGGCATCGGAGGTCGCCTCAAGTACGCCATGAGGCCATGGACTTTGTAGAGAATCAATCCATTGACATAAAAGCTCAGTTCTAGTGTCTTCAATTTTATTAGTTGCAACAGCTTCTTCAAGTGACTCCTCGGTTATCGTGTGGCCTAGTGCAGGATTGGCGAATGCCCATCCGTTGCGGTCTGTAATCTTGCAATACTGCGGTGCTGAGTATTCGTAGAACCCGAAAGACTTAGGTGGTGCCGAAAGGGCTCTTTCGCGTAAGTTGTTTAGGGTCTCGGAGAAGGCATCACCAGCGTTCGATGAGAGAAAGGTCTGAGAGTTAGGTCTGGCGCGAGTCGTAGGGATTGCAGCTGTGTAGCCGTCTTTACTGATCTCTCGGACCTCATCGATCCAGAGAAAGTCTGCTGTGCGTCCACGAGATGAGTCACGAGTATCAGATACGAGGTCAAGTGTTGCCCCGTTTAACAGCTCGATGCGTTCGCCGCCGTTGGCATAACGGATCGCTTTAGTCCCTGCTTTAAGGTGCGGCGCATTCTCGATGATCCATGCAATTTCTCGAAAGGTCATAAGAGCAGTCGCTCGGTTCGAGCTCATGATCAGATGTTTACTTTCGCCACCATAGAACAGGCCCCAGATGACACGCATGCGTCCTAAATGGGACTTGCCATTCTGGCGTGCTACTAATAGCAGGGATGTCTTGCGAATGTAGTTACCTTTAGCGTCAATTCTCATCATGTCATCGAGAACCCAACGCTGCCAAGGCATTAGAGGCATTCCTAAGTCCTCGGCCATCTTAGCGACCTCGTCGGCTCGGGTTTTGCCCTTGAGAAGTGGACTGTGAAGCCTTGCTTTGATCGCCCCTCGCAACGGCTGTTTACGAGGTGGCACTAGTCAGGACTGTCTGTGACTGGTCGGGCTGAAAAAGGACTGTCCGGCATCGTCTTGGACTGCATCGGGTACATATTGCCAGA